AAGATCCGCCATCTAGGTTCACCTTTTCTGAGAGATAGTTCTATGAACCATTCAGAACAGATCCAGAAGCTGCTTCAACAATCTTGTAAACTGTTGGCAAGTCTAGCAAGTCTTCCAGCTTTGCTGGATCTGCTGCTAGCTCTGGATTGTACTGCTTCATAGCAATTGCTACACAATCTAGCAATAGGTTCATTGATTTTTCGTTATCCTCTGCTACCAAAGACACCCCTTCAAACTTTTTCATAAAAGGCTTGAGAAGCGAAATCTTTAGTGGACGTACCTCGATTGTTGTTCCATCAATTAGTGTTAGTACTTCTGGTGTGTATGTTGTTGTTGCCATGTTTTTCTCCTTCATCTACCTACCGTAGGTTATAACCAATTATACCATAACGCTAGGGTTTTTTAAGGACTGAAGGATCTCTTTGATCTTCATATCCAAGACCAAGACCAATACCAAAACCAGCTTGTCTAGCTGCTGTTCCCTGTAGTGCAAGAATATCTCTAGAGTCAGTTGCTTTGCCACCAGAAGCAACCCTTGCCTTAAGGTCTTCCCATTCTTTTTGACCCTTAGCCTTTCCGCTTTCTTTACCAGTCTGCTCATCAAGATTTACGCCCTGCAGTGCAGCCAAAAACTTTTTTTCCTCATAGTCAAGCTCTCTGGTTATAGATAGTATTTGCATTAGCTCTTCTATAGATATAGATGTCTCTAGTTCGTCAAAGTTCTTCCAGATACCCAGCAAAAACACCTCTGACTCAAGCTTGGCTAGGTCTAGCCCCTCCCAAGTGGTGGTCTTTTCTTTTTCTTTATCTGCAGCTTCCTCTACAACGTTTTCGCTTTTTTTCTTTAAATCAATGCCAGCTGAATAATTTAGTAGGTCATAAATAGAGGCTAGATCAAAACTGTCTTCTAAATCTTCTACTGATTTAAACTGATTTGGTAGATACTGTTTCATTGTTATAAGTGCACATTCTGTCAATACCTCAATAATTTCTTCTTCTGTTTTAGCATCTTGAATCTTGGTAAAGGTATTCATTAGCTCTTTTAAATATTTTATTTTTAATGGGATAATCTCAATCTCTTGATTATCAATTGTGCTTATTTTTCTAACTTTATATATTTCAGTAGGCATTATCTAATTTTATCATAGAATGACAAATCCCACCCCCAAAAAGGAGGTGGGACTGTCTATTTAATTATTATTGCTTATGAAGCAACAGTAATAGTGCGGTCAATGATCTTTCCGTAAGATCCTTCAGCGTCATCTGGTAGAAGACGGAACGATACTTCAAACATTGAAGCCTCGTCACGCTTTGCAGATACAGTTACGTTCTCGATTGATAGAGCACGGTAAGCTGCGTAGACACGCTCAAGAGCAGATCCAAGTTCACAGTCTCCTGTTCCTGGACCCACAGCAATGATTCCACGCTCAACTGGACATTCTCCAAGCTCTCCAGCAGATAGGTTTAATACCGATCCGTCTGAAGTTGTCTTGTTTCCTGATAGCTGGTTGTCTCCATATGCTAGAGCAATAAGAAGGTTCTCAAGTGTTGCTTCAGCAAAAGCAGTGTTCAGGTTAACCTGCATACCCTGCTTGAATAGCTTTGCAACGTCCAGTAGCTGGTCAACCTGTACTTCTCCGAAGTCAGGCTGGAACTGGATCTCAAGGCCGTTCATTGTGTATCCGATGTTTTCAAATCCTGGCTCGTCAGACAGTGTCTCACGGTAAGACTCATTGGCATCGAAATCTGGCAGGGTAGTACCGTCAAGGACGGTGTCAGCTACGAAGAACGATGCTGCACCAACGATGATGTTGTTGGAATTACCACGTGTATATGCCATATTTTCACCTCTTTTTCCTAATAATATATTCAGTTATAAATGGCGATTGTTTCCTCGCTAACAAGTATATCAGTGTTTTTATCTATTTAAATGTGGTGCCATTTGATGCATGATAGTCATACTCAATGATTATCTTTGACGCCCACTCGCTCATGTTTACTGAGTTTAGCTCTAAAATATCTCTAGTTTCGTCTATTTGGTATACTTTAAAATTGTGAAAAAATACGTTAGATTGTATTGTTTGTCCGTTTAGTGATATTGGGTTGGCCTTAGCCCAGTCATTAACATCCTGAGCTGCTGCATCTTCTCTGTCAAGTAGTTGTGATACTATTACGTTGATGTTTTGAACTGACTGAACACTTCCGTATATTGTATAAATTAGCTGTTCTCTTTTAATTCCATAGAATGGTGTAGCCCTAAAACGCATAAGTCTGTCATATGTTATCATGGTTGGCTGTACCAGCCCTGTATTAGATACTAGCTGTTGATAAATTTCTTCACGTCCCGTGGTTGTTGGGGCAAAAAATGGTACGATTGTTTGGTCTGGACCTATCCCAACTTTTGTTGGTCCATAATCATTTCCTAGTTTATCAAATAGATATGCGTTTATCCAGTGTGGTGGAAACGGTATTGTTTCAAGATTAACTATTGTCATTCAAGTCCTACCTTTGCGTTTACGATCCATCTGTATCCAGTCTTAACTCCAAGTCCCCTGCCAGCTTTAGCACCTGCTGCAAAGTTTTGTTTGTAGATTTTTGGGTTTGATATGTAGTTAGACAGTCCAGATGATTTTAAGAATGCCTGTGTAAAATAACTTTTAAAAAATGTGTCAAATACTCTTTGATATGATCCTTGAACCTCTACTCCTCCTGGATCAGCAATATTAACTTGTTTTTTGGTAAACACTGTTTGTCCAGCATCTTCAAATACAAGAGCTGAAGCTTTTTTAGGTTTGATGGTAACTGGTATTCCCATTTCCATAATTCTTGCTTTATCGTAAAATGGTCTATTGCTATCTTTTGAAATTGATGTTGATTGTCTAAATGATGACTTTACAGATAGTCCTAAATTGCTAACGGTGTAGTTTAAGTCAAATAGCCTTGCTGCTGGAGAGCCAGTCTGGTACCATTCATAAACGTGGTGTAGGGCATCTCTATCTGATCTTGCCATAGCATCTATATATTTATTTAATACTTCAATTACGCTTCCACCTAGATTGTCTAGAAAAACCTTTTTGCCAGACTGAGCACCTTCAAGGAATCCAGTAGAATACTTTACAATATTTGTTAGTTGTTTTTCTAATGATGATGCATTCATTGTAACTCTCATTAATTATCTACCGCCTGGTTTTCGGTTTTTCTCCAAACCATCTTGTAGTATTCAACATTTGCGAATGGACCAATAAACGGTTCAAGGGTTGCTATTTCATAAACGCTTCCTCTACCAGCTCTTGGTCCTGAAGTTTCTTTATATAGTAATTCTCCATTTGAAGATCTAATATTAGTTATTAAGATGTTAGTATTAGATTCCTTGGTTTTTCTTGAAGATATTCTTACATCTGTTTTACTTCTTGCTACCAGCTTATTTTCGTGTTGTATAAACACCTCTGGCTTAATTTCTTCTTTTCCAGCACCGCCAAAGCCATTGGCGTTACATGCAATGGTACGATCAAATACCCATTCTTTTTTAATTTCTCCATAACTACCCTGATTGATCATTGGGTAGTAGATATCCGCAAGCATTGGATACATGAAGTCTGAAGTATCTTCGCAGCAAGACATTATAGCATTCCTGGTTTTTTAACATCCGTAATGTATTTGTCTAGGATTTTATCAACTAGAATGTTTCCAGTTCCAGACAAGGCTGCGGAATCAATTTTAATTTTAAATTGATCTGTTGAGTAGTCTGTAATATATCTTTTAAAGTATTCTAATTTTCCACAAGCAATGTCATTAATCAACATCTTTATGGCATCTTGAATGTCATTTGGCACCACCTTGTATCCTGCTTCTATATGAATTAGGTAGTCTGTTCCTGCATTAAATAATACCCCTGACTTTAAACCAATAGTGTTTCCACTGTCAGAAGTATCAAACATGCTGATTGAATCTGATGATGCCATGTTTAGTCCAACAGGTGCTGACTCTGCACGATTAAAATCTGTAATTACGTAGCTTGGGTCTTTTGTAATTGCTGTTTTGTCTTTGGTAATTACGTAATTCCATTCACCAAGTGCTGGATCCTCTAATGACGAATCATAGGTGAGCTCTGCATTTTCATAAACTTTTAAGATCTTGTATATTTTTTCCCAAACTGGAATGTAGTCTGTTCCTTGCCCAGTGGTTTCAAGCCATTTTGTTTCAAAATAAAATCCACCAGTAATAGAATCAATAATTGCTCTTGCAAGTCTTTCGTTATATGTAGCAGCAGTAATATCTGAAGCAGTTTCCCCAAGAGTCGCAGGATCTACATATGGTCTTTCTACTGTGATATTGTCTTCTACGACAATTTCATCATCTAGAGTAATTTCAAGATGATATGTTTCATCATACTTTCTAAAATCATAGGGTGTGTCGTTTTCTCCATAAGTCCCAGTCCAGGATATTGATAGTATTCCATTTACACCAACATTAACCATTTCTTCATATGCTATGTCAAAGTCGCTATCTTTAATTACAACGCTATACGATGCTGATGGCTCTACTGTATAGCTAACAAAACTATCGTATGGGGGCTTTCTAAGTACGATCACTATTTACTCCTATTGTAAGCTTGGGCTACCTCTTCTGGCGTTGCTATACGAACTGCCTCGTGAGTTAGCCAGAAATCTGATGCGTCTTTTGTTACAATGTTGTATCCAACTCGTAGCTTTCCAACATCATATTTAAATAAATTTTTAGAGGAGTATACGGCAACTTTCTCAACAACTCTTTTGTCGTTAGAAACTGTTTTAGTCATATCTTCTCCAAGTTTAATTATATCAGAATATAACAAAAGAGGGCAGACTTTCGTCTGCCCCCTAATGCTACATGGTTAGTATTAGCTAACGTCTGTTCCATCTGCATCAGCAAATGCAACTGCGTCAAGCTCTTCCCACTGAAGACCAAAGCGTACAAATACTGTGTACTCAATTGTGTCTTTCTTTGGAACATACTGACGGTTTACAGTGATGTCTCTCTGGAATCCCCATACACGGTTCTGTGGGAATGTTAGGTCAACATATCCTGCAGGGTAGTAAGGAACTTCCTGAACTTCAACACCTAGAACACGTGTTGTACGTGCTCCACCAAATGTCTGTGCTGCACCGTCTAGGTAGTTCTGACGGTTAGCCTCAGTACCTGGCTTGCCAGTGAATGCTTCAGCAATTGCGTCAGCTAGTGTACCGTTGTTCTTAACGATACCCTGGAATGCGTCTGTACCAGCATAGAACTTTAGGTTGTTCTTCAACGCACGGTACTTACGTGGCAATGCAAGAATAATGTTCTGCATTACGTCTGTGGTCCATTCGTTGTTTGCTACAGTCACAACTGACTCGTGTGCATCTCCAGATGTGGTCGCCTTGTGTACGAAACCTTCCATGATGGAAAGGAATGCACCAGTTGTACCGTCTCCGTTGATCGCTAGATCCTCAATGTCATTTGCAAAAGCAGATGTCATTAGACGAACTAGGTGATCCTCAAGAGCACCACCTTCAATATTGTCTTCTAGCGCCTCAGTTGATACTTCCCAGTCTAGACGAATCTTCTTGGTAGTTAGTTCAACCTTGGTAAAGGTAGCACCTGCGTTTGTAAAAGCTGGGTCAGCCTGTGCTGCTGCACGGATAACACGCTCTCCAACGTTTACTTTTTCAAGCTCAATGGTGTTAGCTCTCATTGTTACTCTACGTCCATCCTTTGCCAGGACTGTACCGTCCCAAACATAGTCAATGAAGCGGCGAGCCTGCTCTGGAGCTAGAATACCACCAGGAGTACCTGTTGGATTAACTGCATTCGGTCCTGCTGTTGTACCCCAAGCTGGCGTAGCGATGTTTCCAAGGCTAGCTGCTGGAGAAAGATTACCAGATGAGTTAGTTGTTGTTGCACCACCCACAGCACCAGATGCAAATGCACCATCACCGTTAATTTCAGCGGTAGTGTTTGACTCTGAACCAGGGTAGTTCTTAATTAGTTCTTGTTCCGACATATATTTCACCTCCTAGTGATATTTTAAAATAAGTCGTTATTAGTGAGGAAACGACCTCCCCATAGGGATTTTTGAACCTTAACTTCAGGTTCCTGTACGATGTCGCCAACATCGCCAGACTTGCGGAAAGCAGTGTCAGCCACTACAGCGTCTACTCTCTTTCCAAATTCATCAAACACAGTCTTGCTTGCAGTTACGTCGTTCTTAACTGCATCTAGGGACTTGCTTAGTTCTGAAACGTGCTCGTAAAGAGACTTTACAGTTTCAGTTAGATCGCTAAAGGCTTTTGAAACGGTGTCTTTGACGTCTGCAATTGCAGCCTCAAAACCATCGTCAGACTTAGCTACCTCAGTTTTTTCATCTTCTGGCATAGCAGACTTAGCTTTAGACATGTCGTCTTCTTCCTCATCCTTACCATATGCCTTGTCAGACTTAGCCTTAGACATTTCGTCCTCGTCTTCGTCTTCCTTGTCATCCATATCCATATCGTCAGACTTTGCTGCCTTTTCTACGGATGCTTCTGCTGATTCTACTGTGGTGTCAGCCTCTGGAGCGACCTGTGATTCTTCAACAGCAGCCTCTTCAACTACAGCTTCTTCAGCTGCAACCTCTACTGCCTCATTTGTTGCGTCAGTCATAGGACTTACCTCCTTAGTTATCTCAATTGTATTAATGCCTTTAGCACTATCAACTAAGAACTTTATTACGTCAGAATTATCTGCATCTGTTTTTTCAACAAACCCAATATTCTGCATTGGCTTACCAGATGTTGGACTCACTGCTGAGTCTGAATCTGATAGCAAAACCATATCATTTTCTGAATCCCAAAAAACATTTTCAATTTCTGTCTTAGATAGGTATCCGTCAATGGTTGTTTCTCCGTTTACCTTTTCAATAGAAAAAATGTTTGCAAACTGATTTGCAGGATTGTCTACTAGTGATAGTTCGTGAAGTTCGTATTCTTTAATGATACGGACGGCTTTGTCCATACCCTCGTTATACTCGTCATCAAACTTCTTGATGTTACCACCAATAGAAAAGCCTGAGTAAGTTCCATCTAAAACTTTTTCCCAGGCATCTTGTGCACCCTTAGATACATAAGCAGAAACATAAACACCAGAGTAAAACTTCTTGGTGCCTGGATCAAAATACTTGTCTTCCTTGAATGAAACGATTTTTCCAACAGCAGAAGGCTGGTGCATTTCACGAAGATTTCCACGGAAGTTTTTAAAAGCATTTAGGCTAGCAGATGTGTCAACCACATCACCCTGCTTGTCTACATTGTCAAGGGTAGCAAATCCAGAAACGATACGACGTTCCTTATCTACTTTGCCAATAGGCATTGACAGACGAACATTGTCGCCGTCAGTCACCCATTGTGCTTTATTAATATTCATATCCCTCTAATTATAGCAAACATTTTATCGTTTTGATCACTTTTTACAGTATATCAAATTATTGACTTGCTCGTCCTTCACCTTGTGGATTTCGTCCAGAAAGTGTCGCTGGGCTGTCAGATGAATTATTAGTTCTTTCTGCATCCCTTTGTCTTGCTTGCCTAGTGTTGGCTGCAGCATCTGCTGCCTGGCGTGAGTTCATTTCCATTGGCTCATCTCCGCCTTTACGCTGTGGCAAGTCAAGGACTTCACGTGCTTCGTTAGGAACCATAATCTTGTTACGTACATAACGCTCTAAGATTTGAGACTGTGCAATTTCATCAGTCAAAGTTAGCTCATTAAACTTAAGCTCAAGGATGTCTGTCTTTTCTTTAATAATCTTGTTTACCATTTTTTCAAGGTGCTCTTGTGCTGGTCTTGCAACCTGCTCTTTAAATGTACGATCTTGAGATAGAGCTGCTGCAATTCCTGAATCAGTTCCACCAAGTTTTGAGATTGGCACTTGGTGAGCAATTAGAATATCATCTCTATTTTGCTTACGGTATTCTTTGAACGATCCATCTTGAATGCCGTTTTCAATTGGGTCCATTTTAAACTCAACTTTATTTCCGTCTGAGTCTCCTGGAAGTGGAATATACAGGGTTCTGTGCGACTGGGATTTTAATCCAGTTTGCAAGAAACGGAACATCTTGTCTTCAGCATCTCCAGAAAGCTTTGCACCCTTAAGAGTAATAATGTATCTTGGCACAGCTTTGTTCTGGAAGTAATCAATGTTGTATTGTGCAGCTAGTGAGTCACCAACCAATGAGCTTACAGCAGATAGGATATCTGGAATTCCGTAGAAAGTGTTTAGTGGTGAGTAAGACTTGTAGTGAATAAGCTCGTTTGGTCTTGGGTCGCCTGTTACTGGGTTTGGATTGTTTGCCCCAAAATTTCTAAAGTAAACAACCTTGTTTCCAATAATTTGAAGATATCCATCACGAAGTCTACGAACACGAATTGTGGTTGCTGGAACGTGACCAACATAGCCAATCTGACCTAGAGCCGTTCTACCAATTTCTAGATATCCATTACCAGTTGACTCGAAATCAATTAGCATTTTTTTCATGGTAGTAGTAAATGAATCATCGTCATTTACAGACTCTAACCAATCACGCAATTCAATCTTCATTCTTTCAATTCTTTTGCGAGCTTTTTCTACCGCACTACTGTCTTCTTCTCTTGATTCAAGTCTTAGGGTTGTACGGTCTGTAACATTAAAAGAGTAACCCAAACCAACAATGTTTGCAACCTTGGCATCAATAGCTGCGTGGTTTGCAAAAGATGCATCGTAGTAGTTTGCTAATTCATAAAGATTATATGGTGGTGTAATTACATCAAATAAGCCATATCCATTACGATAAACAGACCCAGGATTAATTTGCTTGCTTCCAGTGCTATCTATGCCCATGCTTCTTGCTGAAGCAGAATTTAGATATTCTTCTGATGAGGGGTTTACGTTGGTTGGCACAGAATAGTCGTATTGTGCCTTTATTAGTCTGTCTGTTCTGCGCTTAAAGTTCTTTTCTAAACCAGCATAGTTTTTGAGATCGTCCCAGCTTTTAGTAAATGGGTCAGAATCCTTGAACTTGTTTATCTCTTCTTCTTGGGTGTTTAGAGATGCACCAACATAGTATTCATTTTCGCTCATTAGTCAACTTCCAATGCTTCTTGTCCATATGTATCAACAGTCTTTTGAGCATCTGCCCAGGCTCCGTAATCAGTCATAGATGGGATATAGCCCTGCTTCATGCGATCTACTTGCTCTGAATGTGTTTCATCGGATACCCTGGTTAATCCAGGCACAAACTTTGCGTCTCCATCTCCAGAATCTCCATGATACTTGGCTGCTGAAAATAGCTGTGCAATCTTGGATAGGTCACCCTTCATAGATGGAATGTTTAAAACATTGCCCTCACCATCTGTAAAATACTTGCCATCTGCCTTTTTGTAGACATATAGCCCCCACTCAACGTCTGTTTCTATGACTCTTCTGCGAACGTTACTAACTTTTGATAAAATATCGTTTTCCATAACCAACAGTATACCATATTAAGCTGGTACTTTGACAAGATTAGACCAAGAAACTTCTTTGTACGCTGTAAATTTTTCTGGACTAATCAATAATCCAGCAGACTCGTCATCAATAATTATCCTATCAGAACCAGTGTATTTTTCGTAACTTGCTTTTGAGTCAATGTTGTATATCTGACTTTGGCTAATAACCTTTACATCTTGCCAAGTAGCAAATGGTGGCTGCCAGTCTTCTTCTATATATTCCCAGGTTCTTGGCAAATCACCTACATTTTCTACAGAGTTCCAAGTTCTTGTTTCCAAAAACTCTGTTCTTTCGATGTTTGTAGCAAGAGTATAAGAAATATTGTTATACATGAGAGGGCCATTAAGGTTGATTGTTCCAGACATACCGCTAAAACTAAGCAAACTTGGAAATTCAACACTCAGAACCGTCCACTCTTCATTTATTAAGAATGGTGTGTTTACTGGCTGGCCATTTATGTAATAGTTTAATCCATCAAGAATTTCAGAAGATTCTCTATCTACCCCAAAAATAAACCCTCTTTTTTGGCTTGAATCTGCTTCAAGGAAAAAGTCATATATGCCATCTTTGTAGCTAATAGAAAAGACCATAATTGGACCAGATGGAAATATATTTTGGTAAAACCTAACCCACATTTGAACAGATCCAACTTGCTTTTGTTCTGCTGCAGACTGATTTACTAAAATTGATAAACCACGATCTGTTGTGGGACTAAACTCTCCCTTAATTGCCCAACCACTTTGTCTATTCAGATATAGGTGTGGCGTACTTCTTTTATAGGTGGCTATTGGGTTTTTACCTTTTAGATCAAAATAAAGTCCAGATCTTGAATAGTAAAACGCTGGCACTCCAAATTTGGAACCTACTGGAGTAAACTCTGTTCTTTCAAGAACTTGTGATGCCAATTGCAGCTCTCTAACTCTAATGGGGTGATGAATGATTCCATTAGACACAAACTCTAAATGATAAACAATAGCATAATCGTTAAAGTTTATACGAGATCCAGAGTAGGTTTGTTTTGGTGGGTAGATAATTGTTCCTGTAGTTACTTCGTATGCCGTGTTTTTCCAATCTAAAGAATGAATGTTTTCAGGGTCAAGGATTCCAGAAATTAGTGGTCTGTGGTAGTTGTCAAACTCTACAAGGTTTTTGTTTGCTCCATCAGTAATTTTTTGAAAAGAAACATAGCTTCTTACAATATCTTCATCCGTGTTGTAGAATCGTGTTGTAACTGTGTCACCTGACATGTCTTCATAATTTTCCCAACCAGTATAGAAAGAGTTGCCAAGTGTTTCGTATGTTAGCAAGACTGGCTCTGAATACTCATCTAGCAAGTCGTCGTATGTCCAAGCAGTTGTTGTCTCATTTGATTGAGTTGTTGGTGGTTCTGGAAAGTCTATGTTAAACTGAATAGAGTCTAGTTCATAGTTTTCATTTCCTTCATAATCTAAAACAGCTTTGCTAAAGTATGACAATGGCATATAGTCTTCCCAATACCCTGCCACAGCAATATCAGGAAATAGTAAGTCATACTCGTTAACAGTTGTAAGGGTGTAGTTGGCGGTATGAGCAAATAGGCTATTAGAGTTGGTGTTGGTTGTGCTCATAATTCCGTCTTCGCCATACAAAGACAAGATTTTTCTGTTGTTATATGCTCCATCAAATCCAAACCTATAGACTCTTCCAGAAAACTTTTTAGAGCCATCTCCTGCCAAGAAAACATCAAGAGTGGTTTTGTCTGTAAAAAATCTAGCAATGTCTACGTTTTGGCTAGACACAAGTTTTTCAATGTTGATTCCTGCTGCAAACTTTTTACCAGTTTCTACAGTTTTTGTTGCCAAGGTTGTGTTAGTTCCAGATAAGTTAATGCTGTAGGTTACTGTAGTGCCAGTTATGGATACTAGCAAATAATCGTTGTTAAACTTATTTGTAATTTTAAATAGTGGTGCGTTTGTTTCTGTACCGTCAGTTTTAAAGATACCATAAATTGTTTCAACTGGGTCATTCAAAATAGCAAAATTGTCAAAATAAATAAAATCTGAGTCTGAGTCCCAATCTTCGTTTGGTTTTAGAGTTAGATATTTTATTTCTGCAACGTCGTCAGGATCTTCTTCATCTGGGTCTATAGCCTCAATATCACTGTATAAATCGTTTATGGTATTTTGACCTATTGAAAATTGTGGCAACTGATATTCTGGTAAACTTAAGATTTTTGATCCAGCCTCAACATTGCTAAAAAATGCTTGCTTCCAGTTAGCAAAGTCAGGGTAATTATAATTAGCTGAATAATTAGCAAAGGCATAGTCGTTAAACGCAGTAATGGCGTTAATAGAAGAGTTGGTCTGTTCTGGTGCTGTAACTGCTTGACCCCAAACCCAGTGACGTTTTGCAACCTCAGTGGGCATTCCGTATGAGTAAATTGCAAACGTATCAATGTCTATTGGGTCAATGTCTTCGTATGCATAAAATCCCAGCCAGTCCTGATCTTTTTCATTTGATAGTTCTGGCGGTAGTAAAATTGTATTTTGATTAAAGCTTAGAGTAATCACTTCTTCTCCATTAAGAAGCACAATCAAGGAGTCTGTAAGAAGTCTAATGTGAACCATCATTGGCCTATACCATTCTCCTACAAAGTGAGAGCCAACCTGATCTCCAAGCTTAAAGCTTAAGTGTGCGTGGTCTGCATATAGTCCATCAGTGCTTGCAATTGGTCCGAATATTCTACGTGGTGCTGTAGCTGACGTATTTGCTTTAATCCACATTTCAATTGTATATTCATTATGTCTTCCACGTTCATTTAAGAATCCATACCCTGGCAAAATTAAAGATGGGTATGTAATGTTGTCGTAAACATTTGGAGATAATTTTGTAACGTTATAAGATCCATAAACTAGTGGCACTCCAAAGTTTTTACAAGAAAGAGTATTTCCACGAGAAAGATAGTAGCCTTCATTTCCAGATGTTCCATATGGAAAAGCTGGAAGAGCCTTAAAGTTTGCTGCTGTTGGTAAGTTTATGTTTGATGGAATGCTTGTTGGTGTTACCCCATACGAAACTTTGTTAAAGTCTTCTGACCACTGACCCAAAGAAAGTCCGCTAGCAAAAAAGTTATAGCTTTCTACACCACCATCTTCGCTAACATTAATCTTGATAACAAGCTTTATGTCTGTTGCAGTTGTTGGTGGTAGGTCAAACGTGTGGGAGAAAAACCTCCAACTAAGCCTGTCTGAGTTTCTAACTAATACAGTATAAAGCTGCTCTTGTTCGTTTGACAAGCTATCAACATATTTATACCCAAACGAAACTGAGTTTGCCAAGGAGGTATCAAAGTAAATGTAAAAACCAAGATTAATGTTGGACAACTCTTGAGCTATTATAGATTGTGGTATAGCAAAATTGCTTGTAAGGGTAATGTCTTGTGTTGGTGTTGTTGGTACGCTACCTGCAATTTTAGAAATTGAAGACTCTAGTATTGGTGTGCTTGGTGATCCAGCAATCCCAGATGCATCAACAACGGTTCCATTAGAAATGTCCCAATTATTTGAATTCCAAAAGTTTCTTTGACTATTTGTAATCTGAGTAATATAGTCAACCTGCTCACTTAGCATCCACAAAGCTAGGGGGTGCTCAGAGCTAGCTCTTTCAACGTATAGATTGGAAAGGGTAGTGTTAGTGGCCATTATTCTCCTACCTTATTTTACCATACTAATAGAAATACCCTGCCAAAATAATAGCAGGGTAAGTCTTTAAGAAGCGTTATTCAGATGCTGGCAAAGAACCCAGCTCTTCTTGATGGATTTTAATTGCTGAGTCAAGAAGCTCAATTGTTTTTTTGATCTCCTCTACTTGTTCTTCTGTGCCCAAAGTTTCTGCGGTTTTTAAATTAAGGGTATACTGATACGCCTCTGAAGCAAATTGCTGAATACGATTTTGTAGCAACTCTTTTTTTTGCTCTAGTGTTAGTAATGAACTGTAGTCTAGTGACATTTTTTTCTCCTCTGTTTTATTTAGTATATCACGAAGAAGGAGATTTTTCTACCCAAGACACTGTGTCTTCGTCCCAAGAATAACTGTTACCATCTTTAGGATATGCTACTGGTGGTTCCCATAATGCAGAGTCTTCATCAAGAATCCAAGAATTGTATGGCTTGGGTGGTACAAAAGCATCTAGCTCTTCGTTATAGGTATATCCTATACCTGCATAGTTTTTTCTTATGTTGTTATTGTAAGAAGTTCTTTTACAGACTTGCCCCCGAAATTCTCCATACCAGGTTTCTGGGTCTTTGCCTTCAATTAATTCTGTTTCGTCAATACCAGCGATTACTTCAGTAACAACGTTGTTTTCGTCTAAGAATGCGTAGTGTGCCATTAGCCTACCGTCCAACTTATATTGCCAGTGCCTGATGTAATTCTAGTAATCTTGTCAGTACCTGAAAAAGTTGTAGATGTAGATAGACCAGTAGAGTTTATGCTATATGCATTTGGATATCTAAGAACCACTACTCCAGACCCCCCATTAGATCCATTACTGTTACCTCGCCCCTCTCCACCAGTGGCACCAACACCACCGTTTCCTGTATTGCTTTCTGCGTTTGGTAGAGAGATTGGGTCTGCTATCCTTCCTCCTCTACCGCCAACTGCAAGCGTTGAAGTGTTGCCATTAAAAAATGTATTAGACAAACCAACACCACCTAGGCCAGCAGTGTTAGACACACCAGCACCGCCAAGTCCTCCAGCACCACCACCTCCTCCGCCAGCACCACCTGTACTAGCATTACCACCAGAAAATCCCTGAAGGGCTGTTCCTAATCCACCAGTAGCTCCGCCATTACCGCCGCCGCCGCCAGAACCACCTAGAGCTCCGACTCTATCGTCGCCGTTGCCTCCTCGGCCGCCACCAACGGCAGAAACGTTACCAAAAGAAGAACTGGTCCCACTAGATCCAGCACCGCTGCCACCTGCACCAATAGTAATTGAATAATTTGTAGAGGTGGTAAGTGTAGAAGAGCCTAGTGGTGAAGAGTTTGCACCAGAAACACCTTCAGTAGAAATGTAACCACCAGCTCCACCTCCACCTCCACCCCCTGCTTCATCCTCATCTATTGTTCTTCCACCGCCTCCGCCACCTGCGATAACCAAGTAGTTAACGACTAGTGGAGGAACTTCTAGTATAGACAAACGGCCAAAACCCAAAGCTCTTGCCGAACTAGAACCAAAACCACTAATTATTGGCATTAACCGTAAACCTTCCCTGAGAAAAAATATGACCCAACATGTGTTACTTTTGCCTTAAGGTCTAAGTATATTTTACCATTTTTTTGCCTAAAAAGTTTGCAGAAGTTATAGTCTTCAGAAAGTAGCCTATTGCTTTCTGGATCAATAGATGTTGTCCAGTATTCTTTTATCTCTTCCCCCAAGGGCAATCCCCCCATAGCAATACTATCACTAATATAAGATCCAACTAAATCAGATATTTTTTCAAATACAGACCTATGAATAAGAATCATTCCAGACCCTACGTGTCTTACCTCAAGTGGTTCATCTATATTAGCTGTAGGATTATTTTCAAAAGAATTAACGTTATAGTAAGCCCCATAGCTTTCAAAATCTTCTTTGCCATCTTTTATGGCATTCTTAATTCCTGCCCAATTTATCTGCTTCATTGGAACTGGAGCGGCTATAACCTCTTTGTTTGCCTCAACCATTCTTTCAACATCTTCTGGCAAAAAAGATTGATCAGCATCTATAAAAAGCAAATATTCGCACTCTGACTTTAAGAAAAGATGGGTTAGAGCATTTCTTGCTCTGGTTATAAGACTTTCATTATATAAATCTGCGTATTGTAGCTTATAGCCTTTTTTAGTTAAATATAAAAAAGTGTTTAAAAGACTTTTGTTATAAATTCCAGATGCCATACCGCCATACATTGGGGTAGCTACAAATATGGATTTCATATGATTATTCTATCTGATTAGCTTTGATTTGTCAATATTTTATTATGTTGACAAAAGTATTACATTATTATGATTTAAATCTTGATGCACTGGCCAAGTAAATTAGCCCAATGCTATTAGTTACGTTAGCGTATGGCTTTGTAATGTTAACCGTATAAACATTTCTACCGCCTGACTGAGAAGAAGTTGGTGGCCCATCTTGCCAAAATACCACACCTGCGTTTGAGCCATCTACTTGAAAGTTAAGTGGGTATGTTGTAGAGTTGTCTGTGCTATTTATATATGATGCCGTGACTGATTCACCAGCCTCTAGTGCAGATATTAAGTTTCCTCCTGGACCTTGTATGTTGATAACAAAAGTTCCATTAGAAGATGATGTGTTTATCCAAACTGATGCTTGTGCTAAATTTAGATTAACATCTCCGCTAAGGCTACTTAGCAATCCAACTTTTTCTATAGGTGATTGCAATGTAGTGTTTGTTAGAAGTGCACCAGTAGTATTTGCTTTAGCTGCTAAATCAGTAGTAAGGTTTGTAATGTCTGATTGTGAGTGGGTGTGTGTAGTTGAAGCTTTTCCAGATAAATCAGTTGTAAGATTAGTCACCTGAGACTGAGCAATTGTAATTTCATCAGTACCGCCGTCTTCGTGGGTTTCTGCATGAGCAGTTGGTGTAATTGATGCAGCACCAGAACTTTTCCAAACAGTTCCAGTCCATTCCCAAGTAATGTCGCCTACTGTAAATGTGTCTCCAATTGTGGGGGAATCTGGAAAGTTAATTGCTGTCATAATGTTATTATACCAGATCTTCTTTATTGTTTTCAGCAACCCAAGCTAGGTATGCCTGGTAGTCACTGTTAGCTGGGTCTTGAGGGATCCAGAAAATAAGACCATCAGTGCTGGTCGCCTTGATACCTTGACCTGTCACTTTCTTGGTGTATGTATCAATCATGTCAACTACTTCGTATTTCATTACAACTCCGCACTAAATTCTAAGCAATCATTGAGAATGGCACAGACTCGACCGTCAGCGCCAGAAGCAAAACCACCAAGCTGAATCTTTGATGCTGCTCTTGTTGTCCTAGTTCCACCGTTAGCATCAACCACAAAACCAGTTGTTTGCGAGCCAGTTTGAGTTTCGGCTACTTGCGGATTGATAATAATTGGCGCAGCAATAGCAGAGATTGTTGGCTGACTTCTCATCTCCACTGGATAGGGGAGGCTGAATCTGGCAGTAGTTGCTGCGTTGAAAATTCCAGTCGCTGCGTTTCCACCTCTGAAGTAATACCGTTGACAAGCAGCTAGCTCGGCTTGGATACTTGGAGCATTGCGCCTAAATGGTGTTACTGCTGTGCCTGCTTCTAGTTGAACTCCCCAAAAATCAAAGGTGTTTTGTTGAAGTCCTAAAGTATTGGTACGAGCATTAAAATCGCTTCCTGCTGAACACCAAATTCGCAGTTCTAAATAAGATGTATTAATAGTAGTTCCAATGGTTTTACCAGAAATTGATGGAATAGTTATGGTTTCAGTATACCTAGTCCAAGAAGTTGACAATGCTATTTTATCTACATAAGTATTTACTTCAGAACTTGGAGAACCACCAGAACCAAAGTTTTGATTTAACTCAATAGATATGCTTGGCGTTCCAGAACCAGCTTTAGCCCAAAATGAAATAGTTACAGTTTGTCCTGCAAAGGTACGCACATCTTCAATTCTTTGTCCAATAGACTCAGACATAGTAGATTTAGTTGTTAGGGGGCATGAGGCTCTCATAAAGTTTCTAGGCTCGTGTCCAGCAATTGCGTTTCCAGGCGTAAAGGTCTCTACACTGTAAGTTCCAGCACCTTCTGATGAAAGCCCAAACCATCTATCAAATAAATAACCAGGAGTTCCAGCCCCTGGGTTTATTCCCGTTGCTGCTCTTTGGTTGATTTCAAATGCACCATTAATAATAAAATTAGGAGACAAAGCTCCATCATTTCCAGGATCTCCTTGTGGCCCTGTTGCACCATCTGCTCCATCTGCTCCTGCTGGACCTTCTGGACCAATAATTGCAGGAGATAAAGGAACCCAAAAACCGTCATAGTAAATGTATGAGGTACCTTCAGAAGAATTAAACCAAACATTGCCAGCACTTGGGCTTGATGGTGCTGTGTCAGAAACAGTTACTCCATACTCATCAAGATTTAATTCTGTCCAGCTTGCATCTGTGCCATCAGTTGTTAAAAACTTTCCTTCATTATCAGTCTGATCTGGAAGAGCATCTACAGTTTCCCAGGTAGCATCTGTTCCGTCAGTAGTTAAAAATTTACCAGTGTTTCCAGTTTGATCTGGTAATGCATCTACTGATTCCCAGCTTACATCTGTACCGTCCGTAGTTAGGTACTTACCTTCGTTATCTGTTTGATTAGGAATTACTGTAACATTAAAGTTTAATTTTCCAAGCTCATCGTTGTAGGTTACAGAAATACCATTTTCTGTATTTGAGCTGACCATTCCGCCAACGGTATCTTGAACAAGTTCTCCAAGAGAGGTGTCTATTTTTTTAGCTAGTAGCTCAATATCTTCAGCAACGTTTACTGGATCAGATGGCTCTGGGTACGGTAATGCATAATTTGAAGTAGTTGCCATAATGTTTTAATTATATCATATTAGGATGTTTATAATTTTTATTAAGACGGTAGGTCTGGAAAGACAATCTTTTTTGGATCAGTAAAGTTGTCACTAAGATCTCTTAGCTCTGTTCTGTACTGTCTCCACAATTCCCGCTGACTTTCGCTCAAAGCGTTGTCTGGTGCTTGTGACCAATCTGACTCATTTAGGAGTGCGTTCCTCCACCACTTAGCAATAGCCCACCACTGTTCATTCGTTATTTCAGACTCTTCCATAGTTTGAGCTTGTTGCTCTATGCTTGGAAAGCAATCAATTAATACACCCCAAAATGGAATCTCTGTAATTTTTTTACCCATTTTTCTCCTTATGTTTTAATAATGTAGTTTACCACAATGTATGGTTGCAAGTTGTTGTGAGCTTGATCACTACCAGCTGAAGAAGTGCTAAAGCTATGAGTGTGGTTTGCGGAAATTCCACCAGTTGAAAAATTGTGAGTGTGTCCAGAGCTAACAGTTCCAGTTGCACCACCATGAGAGTGAGTTCCAGCAAATGCGGTACCTGATGCAGCTGGTTCGTTAGCTTGGAAAGTGCTTGTAGTTCCAGCCTGTCTACCTCCAGAAAATCTAGTCTGAACCGCAGTATACGAATGATTGTGGTTTCCATCTCCACCAATTGCGTGACTGTGATTCTGATTAATATCACCAGTAACACCGCTATGTGAGTGGTCTGAACTAACTGTTCCAGTTGTTCCAGAGTGAGAGTGGGATGGCATTTGTCCAGGTGTTAGGGCAACCGTCTTAGCTCCAGCGGTTTCACCCAATGCATCAAATTCTGTTTGAGCAGTATCTCTACCTACTGGCACTCTACCCTTTAGATTTGGAATTACAAAGCTAGAACCAGAACCACCATAAGTATATCCAATTGCTGCAAACAAATCTGCAAATGTAACAGTGCTTACAGATTGTCCCTCACACAAAAGGTATCCTGCTGGAGCTGTTGAACCTGCAAACTGAGAAATTACACCAGCTGGTGTTCCACCACTTGTACTAGCCAATCTTCCAGTAATTGTATTGTTGGCTGCCTCAAGGCTTATTGTTTTGTTTGTGAGGGTTTGTGTAGTATTTGTTCCCACAAGCTCTGTAGAGGCATCTGGTAGCGTTATAGACCTATTTGCTGTTGGAGTGGTAGTTCCTAATACAACAGAAAAAGCATTTCCAGCTGGTCCTAAAAAGCTAATACCGCTATTTGAAATAGAGTTATTTGTTAAAGTTTTGTTTGATACGGTTACTGAGTTAATCAGTGTTACTTCTGGAGTTTGCCATGCAATACCAGTACCCCCAGTTCCAGACGCTACTGTTAAAACTTGTCCAGGTGTAGTGCTTAGTGGAATTGTTGCTAAAGTTTCTGCTGCCGTAGAAGAAACTAAAGCACCTCTAGCTGGCCATAGGCTTAGTGGCACAGGAGTTGGAATGCTGTCAATCTGATTTTGAAGATCTGTTAAATGGTATACCATTGACTTTTCAGCATCTGAATTAAGACCGTAGTGATACAGCCTAAATGCTGCTTGAATATCAGCGGTATCAGTAATAGATGGAATCTTTGTATTGTATTCAGTATCTAAACCTGAAGCAATATCTTCTGGCATTTAAGTTCCTAACTTAGGTATGAAATAAACGTGTGGACTTTATGGTCTCCACTTAGGTTGCTCCAACTAGTACCGTTCCACTCAGCACCTTTAATAATAATTTGAACATACTTTACAGTAGAGATTGTTGCAATACTATAAGTAAAAGAAGAAGCGACTGGATTTCCAGCGGCATTTTCAAGATTGTACCTAACAGTAAACTGACTAGCAGCTATAGTTGTGTCAGAGGTAATTGTTGATACTGGAATATTTAGTGTAGCTTCTCCAGCAGTAAACGAAACAGTCGTAATTGCAGAAGCTTGCTGTGGATTAAGTTTTAAGATTTTAATCCAAGCTGGGGTACCAACTTCAGCTACATACTGATACATCCAGCTATAGTCTGCAGAACTTGTATTAATATAAAGATCGTATAACTTTACATCTTGAGATGCTAAAACTGTTGCTGGGTTACCGCTTCCCACCCAAGTTCTACTGCCTCTTTCACCAGATCTTCCAAAGTCTACGGATACGTCAACAGTTGCTGGTCCACCAAAAACATCCAGATCTTCATTCTCAAGAATGTAATCTACCATTAGGACTCTTCTGATTCTTCTGATACTGGGGCTTGGGTGACATCATTCGTTACAGAGATAGTTCCCCTTAGCAGTGTATAAACTGTAAACGCATTTCTAATTTCAACATCGTAAAAGTAGGTTGTACCTTCATTTAGGGATTGACCAACTGTTGGGGTAATCGTGCAAGTAATAAAATCATTTACTGTATTAACTACTGCCAAACCAGTGTTGCGTATTCCACCTGGGCCAGTTACAGTAGATATAGTAAAAGTTGCACCATTTAGGTAATCATCAAGTGGAAAGGGATTTCCATTACCATCTTTTGGACGGATGATAAATTCAAAGGTATCACCTTTGTAATAGTTAAAATTGTATGTACCTGGAAATGCCATCGTTACTCCTTGTTAAGATTATACCATATAAGAGCTTAAGACTCTTCTGTCTCAATAATTTCTTCAACAATTGATCCAGGTGGCGGAGGTGGTGGTGTAAATTCTGCCTGATCTAAAACTTCGCAATCAGTGATTATCATTCCGCAAATACCACATGAATGTGATGTTGTTGGATTGTCATACCAAAAAGATGAGGAGTTTTCATTATTTATACAGCCCTCAGTAGAGCATTTAACACTCAAAAAATATCTAATCATTTTTTATCTCCTATGTCTTAATTATATAGTTTAGCACAATGTATGGCTGAAGATTATTGACTGGAGAAGAAGTACCAGTGCCGTTACCAGTAGTAAAAGTGTGATTGTGTGTTGCACTTCTTCCACCAGTTGTAAAGCTGTGGCTGTGGTCGGAGCTCACTGTTCCAGTAGAGTAATTAAGACCAAACTGAACTCCTCCAGCTGCTCTTCCGTGACCAAAACCGTTTCCTTGGTCAAATCCAGCTAGACCGTTAAGTCCATGGGTATGGTTTGCAGAAATTCCACCAGTTGAACCAGAGTGGGTGTGCTCCTGAGTTTCAGCATTTGTGGTTCCAGTGTGAGTGTGGGCTGCCATGTTTGCTTCAGTAAGCGTGACAGTTTTGCTACCGCCAGTTTCTCCAAGAGCATCAAATTCAGTGTCAGAACCCCTACCTACAGGAACTCTGTTTTGTAGGTTTGGTATGTTAAAGCTTGAACCTGATCCACCATAGGTATAACCAATAGCTGCAAACAAATTAGCAAAAGTTGTTGTGCTTACAGACTGACCTGTGCATAGCAAGTAGCCGTCAGGTGCGGATGATCCAGCAAATTGAGAAATTACTCCAGCAGGAGTTATAGCTGATATTGGAGCTTTTCCTGAAAGATCAGTTGTTAAATCAGTAACCTGTGATTGAGCAATAGTAATTGGGTCTGACCCATTTGAAGAATGACTGCTAGCATGAGAATGTGGAGTTCTTGCATCAGTTAGCCTTGAGTCTGATTCTATTACTGCTGTTCCTGTAATTTGAGTTGGTGTAATTTCGATTGGATCAGTACCGCTGGAATGATGCGTTTCGCCATGCTCTATCAAAGTTGCAAGGGTACCAAAAAGAGCTTTCCATACTTCATCAGTTTCTGACCATTGCCAAGCTCTGCCAGGTATCTCAAAAATCTGACCATCAGTTGGTTCATTTGGAAAATTAACAGCGGCCATATTAGCTATTATACCATAATTAACTATTTAGACTAGACTGGCTTAGGGTATTTTGCTTTTACTGCTAAGCAAGCAGCAATGTAGGCATCAATCTGTTCTTGATCACCTTTTGCAATACCGTCAAGATAATCAGTGATTGGTGGGTACTCTCGTGCACGAAGACGTTGATACTGTAGTGCATCGTAAGCAGCTTGTAGTCTTGCTACTTCCGCTAGGCATTCTTCTTCAGTTGGTTGAGACTGATCTTCATCTAGCCAGTCAAGGCCAGAGTAATCTTCACCAGTTAAGGACCACTGTGCTCCTGGGGTAAGAGACATAAGTGCGTCTGATATCCCTAATATTCTATTTATGCTATCCATTATTATCCTATCTTATAAATTGTTGCTACAATAGCTCTTCCAGCTTGTACATCTGGAGTAGCCTGAACCATAGTTCCACCAGCCCTATACAGGCGGATTTGATATGGGCTATTTGCCTGAGTTATATTTACTAACAAGGAAAAATGAAACGGACCTGGATCGTTAACTACGTTTCCAGTTCCATAACTTCTGGCAATTATTGTATCGGTTGCTGGGTGATAAACATTGACACCAGTCCAGACGTCACTTGAGGTGCTACCTATTCGCATTCCCACATTTAGGTTGTAAATTCCAGTATAAGCAAAGGTAATCTGATTAGAAGACAAGGATATATTTTTGTTGTTTACTATTTCATCCCAAGTTATATTTTGATGACCTGAGCCAAAAGTTACCCCAGCAATTTTATTTATTTGAGCATAGGCAGGCACAAGCTCAGTTGCTTCAGATGGGTGTGTTCCCAAAGTAGTTTCCCATTTGTCAAACCTCATTGTTGATGTCATTGTGCTATCTCCATAACTGTAATTGTTGATCGATTTTGACCGCCACCATCAACATAATTAACGGTAAACGCCATTCCAGGGTTAAAGTTTCTCATGTATGCGCTATAGGTCACTGGAGATGTTGTATTGGGTGAGTCTAAAAATTGCATAGTTCCGTAATTAAATTCGCCAGCTTGATAAGCGTAATACCCAGAGGTAGCAATATTTGTTGTGTTATTTCTAAAAATTGACAAAAATCCAGTTACAAGTGATGACGTATACAATCCAATATTTAAAGTAATTAATATTCTGCTATTTGCAAGTCTTGGTGTTATTGTGGCTGATAACGCCGAACCACCAACCTGAACAAAAGATGTTGAGCTTACCGTTGTTGTGGTGATTGATTCGGCATAAGCAACTTGCACCACATGACCTGGAGCGTAAGTAGAGCCAGTTCCGCTGATATCGGTAATCGTGTTCACTCTCAGTTGACTCATTGTGCCACCTCCATTAGCATCATTCCACTAGTTCCAAGTTCAAAACCGTTTGCTTGACCAGACCAGCCAACTGTTCTATTTGTAAAAATAGTTCCAGCGTATTGAGGAAGCCAAGTAACTCTATAAATAACCTCCGAAAGTGTACCAGGAGAGTCTGATGTAAAAAAGCTCATTGTTTCAGGGGTGCTATCATTATCAGCCGCAGTATAAGAAGTTGCGCCAATAGTAATACCGTTTTGGTTAGTTGAGCCAAGACCTTCAGTTTGTCTAGCAATTTGAACGCCGTTTCTACTTAGTCCAAAAACAGAGTCCCAAGTCAAGCCGTGGCTATTAAACTCACCAAACCATCTAGCTTGAATTACTATTCTGCTGTTAATACTTTTTGGTGTAATTCTTGCTTCTAATCCAGTAATTGCAGTTGCGGTATTAGCAGCAACACCCTGGGAAACTCTGCCAATATAATCTACATTTACAACTTGAATAACGTGACCTGGAGCAAAGAGTTCATGCCCAGATGGTACTCTAACAACATTGTTATTGACTGGCAAGCCTCTAAGCTGGCCTACAGTTAGCTCACTCATACAACACTCCAAGAAGATCCGCTGGCTATAGTTACAGTTACTCCACTAGCAATAGTGATTGGTCCTGCACTTACTCCATTATACCCTGAATTTATATTATAGTTTTCAGAAATAGTCTGTTCATTAATCTGGATCGCAAATGTATCTGGAATTGTGACGGCACCAACAGAGTCCCATGCTGTACCATTCCAAACCCAAGACCTGTTTAGATAAGTGTAAACCTGCCCAGTGGTAGGGCTGTTAGGAAAATCAATAGGCATTATTCTGTCTCCTCTGCTTCGTTACCTTCGGCAACCCAAGCAAGGTATGCCTGGTAGTCGCTGTTAGCAGGATCTTGTGGAATACCCCAGACCGTGCCGTCTTCGTCTGTTCTTGTAATAAAAGAACCAAAATCGTTTTTAAATATTTTATACATTTTATAACTCCGCCGATACATCAATAAATTTTTGAGACGCATTTGTAGCTAGGTACATTTTTACTGCATCTGAAGCAGCAAAAGATGCATTTAAGTTAAACTCAATATCAATGGCAGTTCTTGTAGTAAACCATTGATTAGTGAGCCATGTTCCAGTTCTTGTATACGCTCCATTCCAAAAATCAAATGTTCCAGAAGCAGAAATAGAAGGATTGGCCCTCATTTCAACTGGTAAAACAACAGAAACTCTAGAAGCACCACCTGAAGTACCGCCAGTACCAACACCAGCACCAGCTGGATCAATTAGCCTAACAAAATATCTCTGACAAGCAGCTAGTTCAGCTTGCAAAGTTGAACCGTTTCGCCTGAATGGTGTGGCTACTGGGCTTGCTTCAAGCTGAACAAAACCTAGAGTCCTCGTTCCAACGCTGGCAGTAAACTCAACTTCAACGTTTGCTAAGCCGTCAAGGGTTAGGGTAATAGGCGACGCTGCGTAGGCGGGTGCTGTAGACCCAGCGTTATAGACACGACCAGTTGCGGTACCCTGCCAAGAAAGCGTGTAGACCCCAGGCCTAATGTTTTGCCTTTCTACAACTTGCTCAATTCTTCCACCTTCATTAAGTGTTACTAGCTGTCCTTGTGGGGCAGCGGTAAAAGTAAGGTTTACGACATCACCTGTTGATTTCCAACGGTCAAAGCCATATGTTCCATTAAGGTTTGTACCTGAAACGTAAGCTCTTTGGTTTATCTCAAATGCACCATTGATAAGTATGTTACCAGTAGGTATAGCTAGCGGAGGGTTAGTTGAGCTAGGGCTATCCCAAGTAGCGCCAGTCCAAACCCATGATCTACCACCGCTTGTAAACACTTGCCCTACTGTTGGGCTAGTTGGAAATAAAATTGGCATTATTCTGTCTCCGCCTCAAGTTGTGCTAGGTAAGCCTGGTAGTGATTGTTAGCTGGGTCAGCTGGGATCATCCACTCTTTTCCATCTTCTTCAATCATTACAATTTGTTCAACTATATTAGACATAAACTCAACCTCTCTTAATTCAAATCTCATCATAACTCCGCACTAAACTCTAAAACTCCAGAACCAATATTTGTGGCTGGAGTACTATAAAATCTACCAGTTGTTAGACCGCTAATTCCATTTAAAACCAATCTTCCACCAGAAAGATTTTGCCCCTGAATCAGACCAATTGAAGTTGAACCTCCAGCAAGGTCAGTTACATACTGATCACTTACCCATATTTGACCAGAGGCTGAGGCTGCTGGAATAGCCCTCATTGGTAAATGAGTAAAACCCATAATTAAAGATGATCCTGAGTTTGCTATTCCAATAAAGCTACACCCAACAGCTCCACTAAACCTCTGATAGTACCGTTGACAGGCAGCAAGCTCGGCATGGATACTTGGAGCGTTACGTCTAAATGGTGTGGCTATTGTGCCTAGCTCAAGTTGAACGCCAGCTAAGTAAAAGTTTCTGTTTGAGCCAGTCATAAACTGGGTTGCTAAATCACTTTGCGGAGTAGCGGCAGAATAGGTTGTCCAACCAGAATTGTAGGATGAACCAGTTCTGTTTGCGTTTGCTCCAAGCATCCAAGAAATTCCCAAACCGATTCCATTTGTGGTATTCCATGTGCCAGCGCTTGTAGCAGCAGCCATGTCTAAAACAATTGTTTTTCTTTCCCAGGTGTTAGCAGCGTTAACTGTATAAGTCGGGGAAAATGCCCTAGTTGTCGTGCCAACTTCCCAGTTTCCATTTTCAAGAAAAAGGTTATACACGCCAACAACACTAGAGCGAACATAAAAAGATAAAGTTGCGGTTCTGCCGTACAATGATTCTGCATCGAAACCTTCTATAAAGGTTTTAATATATTGAATACCACCAGAGTTAAAGGTTAAACCTGTTGCACCAGTAGAGACTCTATAGGAAGCAGACACTCCCACATTGCTTGGAAAAACTGAGGTGTCATTGGCAACTGTTATGTTGCTTCCAGCAGACCATGAAAAATCAAGCGAGAAGAACCTGTCGGCACCAAAAAACCTAGTTCCTCCACCAGAGCCAAAAGTAAAGCTTGTGCCACGCTGGGTAATATCCATGCCACCATTAATAATCACGTTTCCAGTTGGAGCGGTAGCAGTGCCATTGGAGTCAAGCTCAACCCAAGCATTGCTGTAGTAGATGTAAGATTTACCGTTAGATGAATTAAACCACTGCATACCTACTACTGGGCTAGCTGGAGCAGTATCAGAAATAATTGGTGCACCTGAGTCACCAGAGATGGATGTCCAGTAGTTGTCGTAGTAAATGTAAGTAGTACCATTTTCAGTATTAAACCAAATTGAGTTGGTATTTTCTGGAGGGGTGGCTGATGAAACTACCCCAGAACTTTCTGGAAGATCCTGCCAAGAAGTATCATAGTCAGTACTTGAATCTTTTGTTAAGATTTGTCCTGCTGTACCGCCAGCAGCTACACCTGGGCCTGGATCACCCTGTTCCCCTTGTGGTCCTGGAACTGTAGAGTCTGCACCAGCTGGTCCTTCTGGACCAATAATTGCAGGAGACAAAGGAACCCAAAAACTGTCATAGTAAATATAGGAAGTACCTTCAGAAGAGTTAAACCAAACATTTCCAACTTCAGGACCTTCTGGAGCTGTTGCAGAAACTGTTACACTGGAGCTTTCTGGTAATTCAACCCATTCAGTGTCATAATCTGTGGATGAAGATTTTACAAGAATTTGTCCTTCAGTACCGCCAACAGGTACACCCTCGCCTGGCTCACCTTCTGGTCCAACATCACCCTGTGCACCAACAACAGCATATTCCCACTGTTCAGTAACCTGGTTATAGTATTTTAGTCTTGGCATTAGTCTATTATACCTTAAATCTTAATCATGTAGTTAAGCACTACATATGGCTGCAAGTTATTGTGTGCCCCGCCACCACCAGTATTTTGGTTAGTAGCGGTTGTTGCTTGGTTAGTTGCGGTAGTGGCATTGTTTGTTGCAGTTGGTGAGCTTGTAGTGCCGCTAATAGAGTGTTGGTGACCACCTTGAAACGAACCATAGCCAGCACCATCAGCTTCAAACTGTGTTCTAAAGTTAGGGTCGTATGCTCCGTTGGAGCGCATTGGATAGTCTCCAGCTCCAGCTGCGCCACCGCCAATACCCATACCCATTGCGTGAGTGTGAGCACCTCCAGTTGTTGTTGCGGAAAAAGTGTGTGAATGAGCGTTTTGTGTGTGGTTGTGAGAGTTTTGAATGTGGTTGTGAGAATCTTGGATGTGGGTGTGGGAAGGCATTTCTGCGCTGGTTAGTGTGTGAGTTTTTGCTCCACCAATTTCTCCCAAGGTATCAAATTCAGTTTGAGAACTATCAAAACCAACAGGAACTCTTCCTCTAAGATTAGGAATATTAAAAGTAGTAGAGTTATCTCCAGCTCCATAAGCTGTTCCAATTGCATCAAATAGTGAAGAATATGTTGTTCTTGATATTGCGCTACCGTCGCAAAGAAGATATCCAGCTGGGGCCGTTGCTCTTGCGGTTTGGTTAATTGTTCCTGAAGGAACTAGTGCTGCTAAAGCATTTGCTACCGTGGTAGAAAAATTAGGATCATCATTTAGTGCTGCAGATAATTCATTAAGAGTGTCTAAAAGAGCTGGCGATGAATCTACAAGGTTTGATACTGCTGTAGAAATAGCGTTATCAGTTTCTGCTTCTGTGTAGTATCTGTCGTCATGCAAATGTCCAACATCTGATTTATTATCTAAAAGATCATCTATTTCTTCTGGAGTGTAAGTATCAACCCACTCAGTATTAAAAGACCCAGAATCTATCTTAGCCAATACTTGACCAGCAGTTCCTCCTATAGGAATTCCTACACCATCTTCATCAGTGTCTAACCATAAAACGTTTGTGTCTAGTGGTTCTTCTTCACTTGCAACAATTCCTGGTTCTCCCATTGGACCAGTAGGACCAACCTCAGATGGGTTAGCTTCAATCCAAAAACCATCATAGTAAATATAGGTAATAGTATTAGAAGAATTAAACCAAATGTCTCCTTCTGCTGGAGAGCTTGGAGGTGTTTGAGAAACTTGTGCAGAGCTACCCTCAGAAACTGAGCCATCTGCTTTTAAGAATTGGACGGATGTTCCACCATTTTTTACAAAAGAGTTAGCTGTGGCAGCACCATTTACGTCAAGACCATTCTTGACTTTAAAGTTTTTGTTTGAAGTTGCCAAATATATTCACCTCGCTTAATTATACCAGATAATAAAGTTTATTAGGCTAGTAGTTTATAGAGATGATTTTGATGGGGGATTTTGAAAGGATCCCCCTTAACCTTTAATAGCTTAAGCTAGTAGTGTTCCTATAGATGTAATTGTTGAGTTGTTATTAAGTGTTGTTACACGAATTCGTGCCCACTGTCCACCCATTCCTGGGCTATAAGTGTCTGCTGTAATACTCATTAATGAACCATTTGTTCCAACATTTCCATACTCTGTAATAGCAACATTATTTGATGTATCAATTGTCAACAAAACTTTTGATATTTCGGTATGTGTTCCTTGTGCAGTCTTAACTAAAATCTCAGCAGCTTTATAATCACTTACTGGCCATTCAACTATAGTTTCCTGGCTTGCTGTTGCAACTGTATCAGATGTAGCAAAGGTCCTAGAAATTGAGCCTATGTCAACTGTGTTTGCTCTAATACCTGTAAAGTTTGCAGAAATGGTTCCACCAGTAACTAAGTCGGTAACTCTACTGTCTGTGTAGTAAAGGTTTGTTCCTTCAGCAACGTCTGTTGTTGTTAGTCCTTCAATAGCTTCCGTTACGTTTCCTAGCTGACTTAGTGGAACCTGTCCTTCTTCATCTAGAGTTGCTACTCCATCTGCCTCGCCTTTTTGGGTTAGAGGAACGTAGTCGTCTAGCTCTCCAGGAAGGTCTGCAACGTTAACAAAATTAGTGTCTACATAGTTCTTTGTTGTTGCATCTTGACCAGAAGTTGGATCTACTAGATTTACAACCTTGTAGGTGTTAGCTCCGTCTAGGTCTGCTCCAAGAACTGAACCAGAACCAAGAGTCTTGTTTGTAAGAGTCTGGGTATCTGAAGTTCCTACAACAGAACCAGTAACTCCGTGAACGTTAGACGAAAGCTCTACGTGATCATCAATTGCATCATCTACATAAGAATTAGTTGCTGTGATTGATGTATCAATTGAAAACTCTGTACCAGTTAGAAGTAGCCCATTTCCTGCAGTGTATGTTCCAGCACCAGAAAACTGAATAAATAGAACTGGATCTGTTCCAACTGCTGTTACTGGCTCTGATAGTACCCAACCAGTATCTGCATAGCTATCACCATGTGTTACGAAGATGAAGTCACCACCAGCCATTTCTGTTGGGGTATCAAAGTCACTAGCACGAGTAAGTACTGTAGTAGAAGTAATTACATAAACACCATTATGTGCAGTGTTTGTCTCTCCAACAATTAATACTCTGTCAGTTACTACAATATCTGTATCTCCATCTAGATCTCCTCCAGAGAGGTCTAGGGCTGTTGACAATGTAAGTGTTGCCCCAACTCCATCAGTGCCGTTGTCATAGGTTACAGTACCTCCAGTAATTGTTGCTAGTGGTGTTATAACAAGAGCATGTACCTGTTCGTGAACATGTAGTCCTTCAGAAACAGCGTCTACATAACCCTTTGTGGCTGCGTCAGATGCCTGACTTGGTGCTGCAAGGTTGGTAATTGTAAAGCCTTCTGCATCAAGATTTGCAGAAAGGTTTGTTCCAGAGCCTAGCTGCTTATTTGTAAGAGTTTGAAGATCTGAAGTTCCAACAACATCTCCAGATACACCGTGAATTCCAGTGGTCAGGTCTGAGTGAGCACCAATGTCATCTGATAGATCAGTTTGGGTAGCTACAATATTATTGTCAATCTCAATCTGACCAGAGCCATCAATCTGTAGACCATTTCCAAGATCTGCTGAGAATGTTCCAGTTGAAGAGTTGTAGTCAAGACCATCTCCTGCAGCCATTGCATCACGAGCACGAGTGTCAGTGTAGTAAAGGTTTGTTGACCCTTCGTCAATGTCGTCTGTATCTGCCATATTTTGCAAAAGTGTTGGTAAAGACGTTGGTGACCACGTACCAGCAGCATATGCCAGAATGTCACTACCAGAAGTTCCTGCTGTTATTACGTCGCTAAGGTCGCCCAGAGCTATGTTTTCTTTAACTGCATCAATTGCTCTCTGATTTGTGAAGTAAAGGTTTGAAGAACCTTCTGTCAAATCGTCTGTGTCAGAATCTGCAACACCATTTTCTGCGGTAATGGTTAGACCAGCACCTGTTCCAGTAATTGTGATGTTTGTCAAAGTTGCATTTGTTAGTAGATCTGCAGCAGAATCTTTTGCACGTCCATCAGTGAAGTATAGATTATCTTCACCTTCTGTCAGATCGTCTGTAGTTGAATCAGCAACACCGTTTTCAGCAGAAAAGTTTAAAACCTTATTCTGAGCATCGTATGTTACTGTAATGTTTTCTTGAGTACCACCAGTAATGATGTCCTCTGTAATAATATCTGAGCCGTCAACGGTAGCATTTGCACCTTCAACAATTAACCCATTTTTGACTCTAAAGTCTTTGTTTACTGTTGCCATTATTATCTCCTTATAGTTTTAGACCCATACGTGAATATCTCACGGTGATTGGTCTTATATTTGGAAGGGGAACAACTGTAATTTCTAAATTGCTTCCATTCCTAGAGACGCTAATGGTTCCCATATCCCCATCGTTGTCTATCACCCCAGATTCTGAAACATTGATATTGTTTTGATCAATTAGAATCGTTAATTCTGTAGCATAAAACTTGTTTGCGCCATCAGAAGTCTTTGAAAGAGAGACCATATATTTTAGCCATCTCCACTCACTTATACTTACGCTGTCAATAACAGTACTGTTTTCAATACCAAATATTTCTAGCTCATTATTTCCAGCTGCCCCTAGCTGTTCTAAACCTGGGCCTGGAGGTCCTGCTGGTCCTGGCTCACCCTGAATACCCTGTGGACCTTGACCCAAAAATTCAGGTACAGGTACAATTCTGACGGTATTGTTTTGATTAGGACTTACTACTAATTTAAACGTTAGGTCAGGATCGTCAGCAAAGGGATTAGCCATTATTAACCCTCAGTATCTACAATGTAGTCGCCATAGATGTGGAAGCTATCTTCAACTGCCAAAGCAATTGGAGCAGTTGCTGTAAACGGAATATTGAAAGTAACGTTACCTGTGTTATCAGTGCTCTCTAGTCTCATTTCAGGATTCCCTGCAAAAACGTGTCCATTAATTGCATACGTTCTTCCAGTAGAAGCATCGTGTAAGCATCCACCTGTAAACATATAGTTGTACTTAGGAGTAAACGGTAGGTTGAGGTAATACTGACCAGTTCCAAAAGAAGTAATGTTGTCAAAGTCAACGTCAATTCTGAAGTGAACCATTACACCAGCTTTTACATATGAGCCAGTGAATAACGGAGCACCATCAAAAGTTGGCTGGGTACCTAAAGTTCCACCTTCAACAGTAAAGACAGTATCAACAGGGCTTACAGCAGTGTTTATATCTCCAATAGTTGCAATCTGGTTGTCTGCAGAGCTAGAATCTCCTATGAACTCTCCACCATCACCGCTACTAAGAATGATGCTTTGATCTGACCCAAGGTATAGGTCACCATTAGGATTCATAATACCTGTAACATATAGGCCACCCATTGCAGGGCCATTTAGGTATCCATTTTCTTCAAATGCCCAGTAGTTTTCATAGTTTGATTCATGGATTGTGTACGATTCACCTGTTACAAATGTTGCAGGTGTTGCTGTAATTTCTGTAACAGGAGATCCTTCAATGTCAAGAACTTGAACAGAGTCAATTACGTATAGCGTTCCACCTACTTCAACACTAAAGTTTGCATTTGGAGATATGTTAGAAAGGTCTGCATTAATAACAAAGATAGGACCTTCATCTCCATTAACATTTTCATAAGTGTCGGTTGTGTCTGGTCGCTTTGAAGAAATGTAGACTGTTCCATCGGTATCAGATACCCTGACGTTAGTTCTTTCACCACCAAGAATCAAGTCTGCATTTGAGTTATCTTGCTGTCCACCTGCACGAATGTGAATGTGGCTTGGAGAACCAAAAGTTGGGTCAATGATTAGGTACTGGTCAGTGTCCTCACGGTTACTGTCTGGAACAATCTTAATTGTGTCGTTACCGCTTTCGTCGCCAGAACCATTGACAACATTTTCGATATAGCCATCACCAGGAAGCCTAAATTTACCATTTGATCCCATTGCCCAGGTGTACTCGCTATCCTCATCTAGATTAGACGTAAATGAGATGTCCTCTGTTGATTTAAGTTTTACATCTAATCCTTTACCCTCAATCAAGATTTCTTCATCATCATCGTTAATCTCAATAACTGACCTAACCTGATATCTAAACTCAAGTGAAGTTACTGTGGTTGAAGATTCGGGAGCACCAGTTATCGTGTAGATAGTTACGTTTTCGGAGTTACCTGACATTCCGTCATATGCGTAGTATTCTGAACCATTTATGCTTACAGACCTGACAGGTGCTTGATTAAATGTTTCATTAAGGAACGTAACTAGTGCAGTAGCACCAGCTAGAACTACTTGGCTTCCGCCTTCTCCGTATGATGACCAAGTTGCATTGCCAGTCCAGTCACTTGTTGAGTAAGAGGTAGTGTTGCCACCTGTATATCCGTAAAGAGAAACTCGACCATCATTTGGGTCTAGCTCAACATCAGCACCTAATGCTGAATCCTCACGCAGACCCTGAATACTCATTGAGCCTTCAGTAAACATTGTGCTGTTATTGAACTCAAAGTTACCAGTTGTTAGAGACTGGATGTCGCCAATGGTTGCAACTCGGTTGGTTGCGTCAGGAGTGAGATTTGCATCTCCCCAGCCAATGTAGACGTTTCCTGGACCTTCGTCACCAGCAAAGAGAGTTATGTCTCTAGCAGAGCGAAGTGAGAGGTCGTCCTGTGGGGTTTCAATACGAGCAGTACCTGTAGAAGTTCTTGTGAAGGTGATGAAGTCATCGCCGTTATCATCCTTGATGGCTGTTGGAACAACAAGGTTTGCGGACCCTCCTCCGATTATTGTGGAGTCTCCATCATCAAGGCTGTCATAGTGGTCAATCTCATTATCGGAGGTAACGATGCTTAGATTAGTCATGTAAGTTCTTACATTTGGATTGTTTTGGTCTGCTGCAAAACCAACTCGGTAAGGACCAGAAGGTAGAGCCTCATTAAGGCTAATCGTTGCGATAGTCTCGTCAGAGCCTTCTACTTTGTAAGAGACAGTTACCTTGTCAGTAGACGCTGTTGGGTTGTATGTAAAGGTAACGGTGTAGATTCCTTCGCTTGGTACACCCTCTCCATCTCCAGCAGCTACCTGTGTTGTGCGGCCATAAATTTTTAGGTCGAAGCAATCAAACTGAGCAGCGATTCTTGTTGTGTTTGGATTATCATCCCACACTGGGGTGGTTGCTGCGTTATAGATAGCAACACCCATGTCAGAGCACTCGGAGTTGATGTTGACATCAAAGCTTACTGTGACACCCACATTTTGTGGAATGGTAAAGTTTGTAAAGATTGGATAGGAACTTCCGCCCTCTGCAGCGCCTGTAAACCAAACACCGTCAGAGTCCCAACCAAAGTGTGTGTTTAGATATTGAAGGTGACCACGCTGCTCTTCCCATGTTAGGAAGTCTTCGAGTGGGTCAAGGCCTTGACCAGCACTAATCTGCATGCTTCCGTCTGGAAATGTAATTCTTCCGTTTTTATCAAAGACCCATTCTTGTTGGCTTCCATAGAGTGGCTGGCTGTCAGTTCCGTCTCCTCTGTAAGTATTACTTGAGATTGTTACATCTGAAGCTGCGTTGATATCAATCTCATCTCCATATGCACGAATAAACACATCATCTGCTGCCTCGATATTGATGTCGCAATCTGAACCTACAGAATCTTCATCACGAACAGTTTGAATAGTCATGTCGTGGTCTGTGACAGTCATATAGCTGCCATCACCACCGTCATCAAGGAAAACAAAGTCAGCAACATTTGCAGACCCACCTGCGTAGTACTCAAGCTCTTCCCAAGTACTTGTGCCATCACCAATCTTAAACTGGCCTGTGGTTGTATTTACGCCAACCTCTGCTTGAGCAAGAATTGGGTTTTCTGCTTCCCAAGCTGCTGCACTGTCATTTCTTAATTGAATCTGTTGGGCCATTTCTAGCTACCTTCCGTTTCGTGGTTCTGTCCAGCAGCGTTGCCACCGTCTACTTTTTGGAGTTCTGTGTAAATGCTTCCAGATCTTCCACCATCAATATTTCCAGGTCCTGCAGGCCCCTTTGGGCCAGGCATTGGAACAATCTTTACAATTGGCATTACAATCCTCCATATAGTGTCATGTCTGCAGATACACTAATAACACCAATTACTGGGGTCCAGACGGTGTTGTCATCAAATGCTACCTGTAGGTCAAAGTCCAGCTCTGCGGATATGCCAGATCTGGCAGTTCCCCATTCTGCTGTTAAGTCTGCTGAAGCAACGATATCTACGTAACCTGGCTGTGGTGTAACGCTCAAAGAATGAGCTATGCCAGTTGCCTTATCGTAGGCGGTAGATGTATAAATCCAATCAGAAGTATCGTAATTGTCTACCTCATTATTTTCTAAAAACTCAACCCTTAGCCTAGAGGTGTCTCCCCTAACAACCTTCCAGTTAATCATAGCTGGATTAGATCCAATAGTTTGGATTTCTGGGGGACAATCAATACAAGACATACTGTAATTATATCATAATAAATAGAATAAAAGACTAGTGCCTAGGTTGCAGAGGGGTGGGTAGATGGTACCTAGACACTAGCCTAAACAATTATAACATAACATTTTTATAACAAATCAATAAGTAAAAGGGAAGTAGAGCTTGTGGATAAAATGTGAATAACATTGTTATAAAAGAGTTATAAAAAATCAGGGTAAAAAGAGTTGACAATTGCAAATGTGTATGTATAATATAATATATAAATATAAATAGCTAGCTAGATACCAAGTATATTATATATATTATATATAGAGAAATTATTTAGATTTTCTAGAACTAGACTTTAATCCATTTTCGACAATAACATCGTAGATCTTATCAACTTTAGATTTAAGTTCGCCGTGTTGAGCTTCGAGTCTATTAACTTGATCCTTTAAAGATCCACCACCATTTGGTTTAAACTCAGCTTTAATTTCGTCGAAATAGTGTTTTGTAAGCCAGCGAATACCAGCTGCGGAAACTGCAATAACTGTTGAAAATCCAACTATAAGTCCGACGATTGCAGCTAGAGTTTCTACTGTTGACATTCTACAATTATATCAAAGTTTTTATTTAAATACGGCGAATTAAGCTCGGCGTGATATAAGAGTAACCAAACCCCCTATTGACAAACCATGGTTTTAACAAACCACCTATGTCAACTTTTGGGTTATTTTCCAGGGTATACGCTATAATAGTCCTATGACCAATTCCCCTGATGAAGATAAAGTAATAAGAGAAGATACAATAGAAGCACGTCCTTGGCATATGGTCACAGAGTCTAAAGTAGACCAAACCGAATTTGATCGTAGAATGACTATTTGTCGTAGCTGCGAATTTCTCAAAAGACCAGCAGAACAATGTTCTAAGTGTGGATGTTTTATGAAGCTTAAGACTAAGATAGAAAGAGCTCATTGTCCTGTGCATAAGTGGTAATGGTTTTCTAGCTTCGCCATCAGAGATGACTTGATACCCCGAAAATATAGGCTATCTAGCTAATATCAAACCATTTTTCTTGACAAACCATTATTTGTTGACAAACCAAGGTTTTGCTGCTATCCTGGATATATGACATCAGAGTTAGCTTTATGGTTTATTGTTATAGCATTGGCTATTAAGGTGTTCTTTGGAGATACCCCGAAAAAGTAACCAAACCGTTACCAAACCGTTATATTAGTTTTTCTTCTCACATTTGCATGTGTCGCATTTGCAATCATTCATGACTAGTCCCTATCTCTGTATTTGATCAAGATGGCAATAGATATTGTTATCAGGAGGATTATGGATCCTTCTATGATTGCCATGATTAATTATACACCTGATACCCCCAAAAATCTGAAAAATATTGTAAAGGTGGTTTGGAGGAAATCTGAAAAAATTTTTAAATTCAGATCTAGCAAAATCTGAATATTTTATTGAGATGTATGATACATGATTTTATAAAAAAATAAATAAAAAAATAGTGCGCACACAAACTAGGCAGGGGGGGATACCCCTACTTAGTAATCACATCCAATTTCGGGATGCGTGTTTACATAAACATCTTGACCACATCTTGGGCATTCAAACATTTCATTTTCCATTTATTTATTTTCACTTTCATTTAGATTTATTGTTAGAGAGGCGATAGAAGAAATTGCGTCATCAAATTCTTCCCAAGTTTCAAAAGTTAGAGTAATCATTTTTTCCTTTCATTGTATTCTTTATTCATCTTAGCTATCATCTTATCCCAACGAGCGTTAGCCTCGTTAGTGATTTGGTTATCAGTAAAGTAATCTTGACTAGCTAATGCTTTTTCATAATTCCATTCATCACGCTTGATAGCGTTGCTGTCATCACTACTTTCAGCAGTGTAGCAATTAGTCTTTAGTCTAACTAATGACTCAAACATTTCTTGTATCTTGTTCATTAGTTACACTCTCCGTAAGCGTTGTAGCATAATTCGCAACACTCTTGAGCAAATTCATCTACCCATAATCTAGGAGTGTAGTTATCGCAAATCTCGCAAAACTCTACATTTACCATTTCTACTAAGTTCATCATCTGAACTCCTTTCTATTTATCTAATCTTTCTTTCTATACTTATAACCTATCACATACCCCCGACATTTTGGGTACATTTTGGGGTGTGTTGCGTACAAACTTTTGACCAATTTTTTGTGCCAAGGCTACAATGCTACACCCCGCATAAATACTGGGCGACACGCCGCAAGCGCCGACCCTGTGGATAACTCTGTGGATAACTTATGAATAGGCTACGAAATCCCTGAAAATTCGTTATCAATTTGTTATAAAAAACTTTTACAAACACGGCGTGTCGATTTGACTTTGTCCTAGGTCTATGTTAGGTTATAGATATAAAGATAAATAGAAATAAAAAGAAAGGATGTAAAAGATGATTGATTTCAAATTTTGCGAAATAGATGATAACTATGTTCCAACCGTAGAGGTTGATGGCGAGGAAGCTTGCCAGTATTGCTATGAAGCTTATGGTGAAATAAACTAAGCTAATACGGCGTGTCTGCTTGACAGATCGCTAAAAAAATGCCGACCGCATTTTGATTGTTTTGTCAACAAGACTTTATAAGAATGTCTAAAAATTCACTGAAGTTTTTGGCGTGTCGTATTTGACAAATGTCGTAGGTCTGTGATAAGTTTTAGCTATAACGAAAGGATACCAAATGGATGACTGGAACTGCACCACTGAGGAGTTTTTCTGCTTTGAAGGGGAGGCTTACATTGAGCCTGATTGGGATAACGAGCCTCCCAGCTTCTTTGAGGAGTAGGCTTGACAAGCCCAGGTAAACCTGGTCGGCCCTGTGGATAACTATGTGTATAACTCTTTACGTTATCTACAAAAATCCTCACGAAAGTTTTAGGAAATCCACAAAAGAAAATAGGGCGTTTCTATTGTAAATGTCGTAGGTGTGTGATAGGGTTTTAGTAAGTCAAGAGAAAGAAGGAACAAATGGACAAGATGTGTGTTTACTGCGAGAGCGTGTTCACAAGCGATACTATCGTTTGCCACAACTGTAATGAGTATGACGGAATGATGCCGTTGGAAAAAGCAATAGACTACCTAAACCTTGACCCTAACGACTATCTATAAATGTCAGTAGGGTATGCTAGGTTAGAACTAACGAAAGGAAATAAAATGGAAAAAGTAGAAACACTAGGAACTAGGGACTTGGTTGAGCTTGTAAAAGCAACAACAGGTCTAACAGACATTGGCGGTTATTCTTACGCTCTAACCCTTATGTGGGAATTGGCAGACAACAAGCTAAAGAATAAAGTTCTTGAGCTAATTGAGGAGAGCAACTAATGAACGAGCAAGAGTTTGATGAATTACTTGATGAGCTTTACCCTGTTTACCAAATTGGAGAGCTAACTTTTTACCCTTCACAAATTCTAAAAGCTTGCGACCCAATTGCTTATCGTATAGGATTGTCAGAGGTTGAGGTTGATGAGTAAAGAAGAATTAGAGATGTTGATTTACCAAATTGACCTAATGCTAACAGAAAATGTTGGCGAACTATTTACAACACCAGAGGAGAAATAAAAATGGACTACTTGATTTTTGGAATTGTTATTCTAGCTTTGCTAATTGTTTTTGTTGGAACTCAACTAATGGCAATTTTGTTTTTGATGTCAGAGAACGAGAAGATACAAAAAGAAGCAGAGAAAAACTTTCCGCCTTTTTGATTTGACAAATCCACCGAAAGGTGGTCGGCACATTTTGATCCAAAAGTCAATTACGTAGTCTATTAAAAAAGTCGTGGAATATCCCACAAAATGTCAGTAGTTTGTGTTATTCTTTTACTACAAGAAAGGAAGCCAAATGAAGAAACTACCCTATGGCAAGACAAGGCTTGAGCGTAGAAAATTCTTAGATTCTTACAAGATAGGCAAGGGATGTGAAGAATGTGGATACAAAGACTATCCAGAAGCTTTACAGTTAGACCACTTAGACCCTAAGACCAAATACCGCACAAAAAATGGCAAGACCCTAAATCCAGGAGAAATGATAGGAATGTCTCAAGCTATCTTTTTTGCTGAGCTGAAGAAGTGTCGTGTTATTTGTGCCAACTGCCATGCTGTTCACACTAAGAAGCAACAGGCTGAAATTAGGATGCTAAACAGTATGCTAGAAATGTCAGAGGGTTATGCTAGGCTATTGGTATGATAGGTAAAAGAAATGAAGCAAGACGCAAGGCAGAAAGCCAAGCGCTATTCCAGTCTATGCTAAAAGCCCCTCACCTAGTAGAAACCCCAAAGAAATACAAAGGCACACGCCAAAGCAACAAAGTAAACGCTATCAAAGAAAGTAGAGCTAATGGTTAGTTATGTATGCGAAGACTGTAGAAAGTTCGTTCACTCAGATACAGTGTATGGCTATCTACTCAAGAATGTCTGTGGTAGATGTTATGCTATTTATGCTAATCACCCCTCAACAAGAAAGCTGGTAAAGAATGTTTGAGAATGTAATCAACGAAGAAGCTATTGAAGCCCTAAGCGAAGATGCTATTGATGAGCTATTGGCTATGTTTGAGAAGGCAGGATACTAGTGTTAGGACAACTAAGCGTTCACTTTTGTGAAACCTGTTGTGAGTTTGGTATGGTGTCAGTAGTCAATGGTAAACTAATGGTTCAGTATTGTGATTGTGAAACAGAAACAGTAGAAGGAGAATAGCAATGGGAATGTCAACAGCAATGGGCATAGCAGGAACAGAAGTATCCTTAGAGCAACAACTAGCAATGCACTTTAGTAGTAATTGTTATCCACCAATTCCTAGCAAGATGATACCAGTAGCGAAGATGGCTATCTTCCACTATTGGGAACAAGACTATCATGCCATGGTTGAGCTACCAGAAGGCGTAGAGTTTAGAAATGGAGCAACCTCCATTCCTGCAAGTCAAGTTATTGAGTCACTTAGACTTGACGCTTGGGTAATGGAAGACGAAGAAGGAGAGGAATACTAATGGCGTATCTAACTAACACTTGGTATGTTGAGTATCAAGATGGATCAATTGAGCCCGTTGCTAATCTGGCTACTGCCAGGCACTTGGTGATGTCTAATGTTGCTATTAGAATTGTAGACACTAACAGAATGTTAGCAACAGCCTAAATAATAGACTTGACAAGTCCCCTGAAAAGGGGCCGACCAGATTTTGCTGCAGATGTCAAATTAAGAATGTTTAAGAAACCCCTGAAAGATCCTTAGAAATGTCAGAGGGTATTGCTAAAATAATCTTATAAACGAAAGGACCCCAATGGACTACTATGCAGCATACACAGGAATAGTAAAGAGCGCTACTTTTGGACAAGTAGAGCAAGCAAGTAAATGGTACGTAGACGCAGAGCGTATTGCAGAGAAGGTTGCAGAAAACCTAAACACTACTCTAGAGGTTGGTGCAAGTGTTGTTTCTGCATTCTCACCTAGAGAGCGTTGGTCAGTAAATGTTGCTAGGGCTATTGCTTGGTCATTAGGGCAGGATGTTGCTTGTCTAAAGAATAACCTAGTAATGGCTAACAATGCCTTGACACTTGGCTTTGGTGCTTTGAAGGGTATGAAAACTAATGCATTCGCTAAGGCTATTGCAGGTGATGAGCAAGCTGTCGTGATTGATGTATGGATGTTACGGGCAGTTGGAATTGAGCGTAAGACACCTAACCAGTCTCAATACAATGAGCTAGTAGAGGCAGTAAAGAAAACCGCATTTGATTTTGGTATGACACCTAGAGCAATGCAAGCCCTAATCTGGATTGTAGTTAGAGGGAGTGCCCAGTGATTGACAAGTTAGGTAGATTGTGAGATAATGGTAGACTATGGAAATTATAATACTCTCTCTAGCCCTAATTGCCCTAATGATACTCTGGTTAGCAGGAGCTAACTAAATACCCTGGCCCCTTGACAAAAGGGGTACAGGTGTGCCGACCACATTCCGATCCTAAAATCAAGTTACGAAGTATAACGATTTTCCCCCAGAAATGTTATAAATAAATTGCTAAATAGAGTTGATAATGTCGTAGGGTTAGGCTACAATAGAGCTATCAACAAAAGTTGATAATCAAAATAAAATAGATAGGAAGCAAAATGTCAAACACCACTCTAACTGTTGGCTCACAGTTCACCACCGCCAAGTCAAAGGTATCTGGCGTAATTGAGGAAATCGTAAAGAACCCTAGTGGCTCTGCTCGTGTCAAGCTCAATGTAAATGGACAGACTCGCTGGACTACTGTAAAGTAATCTAGTTTGTGTTGGCGTTGGACTACATAAAAGGGATAATCAGAGTCCGTTCGAATCCCCCTGCCACCACTTTATTAGGTTAGTTATCCATAATTGAGGCTCGTAGAGATAACCGAAAAGCACCCTCTCCCTAATAAATGTCAGACCCTAATGGTAAAATAAGAAAGTAAACAAAACCCCAAAGAAGAAAAGGAAGTAATAAACTATGGCAAGAACAATGTCAGTAAAAATCCCAACGGCAAGTCTAATCGCAGACATAGAAAAGTCTATTGCTAAGATTGACGCAGATGTTGAGGCGTATGCTGGATTGCGTAAGCAGTATGAGCTAGATGTCAAGAAGTATCAAGATGACCTAGTTGCTCACGCTATCAAGGCACTATCAGACCCAAGCAACATTGGAACAGAACACGGAAGTTTGGTTCGTCTTAGCACTAACCACTATCGTAATGATGTGTCTGTTGAGTTTGACCCAGAGGGACTAGGCTTTCCAAAGAAGCCAGAAGAACCAACCAAGCCAAATGACAAAACCTATTTTGGTCGTGAGTATGTAACTCGTAAGGAATTGTTACAGCGTAATCTTCGTATCCTGAAGATGACAACTCAAGAAGAAGTATCAGCGAGTTCTTACTCCGCTGTTATTGACCTTATCTAATAACAGATAACCACCTAAGCAAGTGGCTAAACTGCTTCCACTCCCCTCCACCGCTGAAGGATCTTGTATCCACAAATACTGCGAGGGGAAAAAGTGGGCCGACAAAAGTAACAGATTGATAACAACTTTAAGAAATAAGCTTAAGAACTCCCAAAATGTCAGTGGTGCTTGGTAAAATATAGCTATGAAGAAAGGAACCCAGGTGGACGAGCAAGCAGCAGAGATTAGACAAGACCTAGCAGACTACTATGCTAACCCAGAAGAATATACTCTTGAAGACTTTGAGGAAATCTTTCAGGATAGGGACCCCTTTGAGTTTCTATAATGTCAGTGGTTCGTGGTAGAATACAAACAAACAACGAAAGGAAAACAATGTCATACGTACTAGAACAGACAAGCTATGTTTCAGAAGACGGAAACTATGGAACAGGATACCTACTAACTTTCCCATACGATTCTTTAGATGAAGACCAGTGGGCTATCCTTGACACGCTACCTGACAATGACAAAATGTTGTATGCTCAGGCCATACTTGACGGACAAGCGGACTTATCAGAATGGGAAGACTAATGCCAAAATACTATGTAAAGATGAGAATTGATTTCGATGGAGAAATTGAAGCAGATTCAATGCACGAGGCGGAGCAATTAGCTCATACCTCATGGGGAGACAGCATGACTGATGATATTTCTTTTGACGGTGTCTACAGCATAGACGTCGAAGAACTTGAAGACGAAGATGAGGATGAAGAGGATGAGTAAGCACTTTAGGTGTGGAACCACTGTTTCTTTTGAAGACGTATCTGATGGATACTTTGCTCAATGCCCCAGCTGTGATGAGGATGTTTTTAGTTTTGAGTTGACAGACATGTAGTGCATTCCCTTACTTCCTTTCTGGAATGTACTACCGTCCTGGCCATGACGTAAAACTGGCCACAAGCCTGGCCGACCCATTTTGATCTAAAAGTCAAGTTTAAGAAGGTAATTAAGAAAACCATAGAAATAAGCTTGACAATGTCAGAGGGTGGGTGTAAGATAGTCTTATCAAAACAAAACACTAAAGAAAGGCAACACATGGCACATTTGCTAGAATCAGTAAACGGAGAAACCGCATTTGCTTCACTTAGAGAGCCAGCTTGGCATGGCTTGGGTGAGGTATTTACTGAGGAAGTATCCACAACAGAAATGCTAAAGAAAGCTAAGCTAAACAACTGGAATGTTCGCTTAGAAGAGGTAGCAATTCCAACAGGTATGGAATCAGACAAAAACTATTCTTTTGTTGTTCGTGATAACCCATTTACCAAGGGCAACAAAGATGTTCTAGGTATTGTTGGTGAGCGCTATGCCCCACTACAAAACGAGGAACTATTTGATTTTGCTGATAACATTCTTGACAATGGCGGACGCTGGGAGACAGCTGGTTCAATCAAGGGTGGCAGAATTGTTTTTGGTTCCCTTGCCCTTGAGCGTGAAACTGTTATTGACCCTAACGGCGTATCAGATAAAGTAAACACCTATCTGCTAGTAAACACTAGCCATGACGGTTCAATTTCAATTCAGGCAAGTATCACACCTGTCAGAGTTGTATGTGCCAACACACTAAACCTAGCGTTAGGTAATCGTGGTCGTGGTGGTTCTGTCAAGCAGTCCTTCAAGATTCGCCACACCCAAACAGCTTCTGGTAAAGTTGCTGTTGCTCGTGAGGCATTGGGTCTAGCTAACCAATACATGGACGAGTTTAGCGTAATGGCAAACGACATGATTCAAACAGAAGTAAACAAAAAGAAGTTTGATGAAATTGTTTTGGCATTGTATCCTAAGCCAAAAGATGAGGCGAAGAACGCAATTAGTCGTTGGGAAAACAAGATAGACCTTATCAACGAAATCTATGTTGGACAATTCAACAACACCATTTCTGGAACAGCTTGGGGTGTTGCTAACGCTCTAACTGAAAGACTAGACTGGTATCGCACAGGCAGAGGTGGCAAGACAGAATCTGTTCTTGCTGGTGCTTCTGGTTTTGACGCTATGGTAAACGCAGAGAAGAACAAAATCTTCAAAGCTGTTTTGTTGGCAACAGCATAAACCAAAAGTCCTAGGCATGACTGAAAACTGCCTTCCACTCTGTGGATCAAAAAAGTGGCCGACCCTTCTTAATATTTATCTTATTAGTTTAAAAAAAGTAATTAAGAATGTTATTAAAAATTTCCCAGAATGTATTGATAAATGTCGTAGGGTTGGTATAGAATGATACTACCTAAAAGAAAGGCAACAAATGGGAACCAGAAACCTAACAGTAGTAAAAGACAAAGCAGGAACAACTAGAATAGCACAATACGGACAATGGGACGGATACCCACAGCATTCAGGTCTAAAGACTTTAGACTTCCTAAGAGATGAAATCCTAAAGGATAATCTACTACAAAGACTGACACTCGTCCAGTTTATTTCAGATAAAGAATGTGATGAGCTGTATAACGCTAGTAAGAGTAGCACTGATTGGGAGAATAAAGAGTTTCTAAACGAATACCCTGGACTACATAGGGATACAGGTGTGGACATTCTGTTAGCGGTTGCTAGTGCTACTGAAACTCTAAAGACTATTGACAATTCAGAGTTCGCTAAAGATGAGCTATTTTGTGAGGGTATCTATGAGGTAGACTTCTCCACTAATAACTTTATCTCTACTTATCACGGTAAGACAGTTCAGTTTGACTTGGATACCCTGCCAACAGACGAGGAATACCTAGAGGCTATGGGGGTAGAAGCTCTTGTTTGATAACTTAGATACTAAATACCTATCAGGCGACCTAGCAACAGATGTCCAGTTTATCAAGGATAATCTTAGTCTTGAAGATAAGGACTTTTTCAAGAGACAGCTACACCTAATAATGTCAGAGGGTAATGCTAGAATTGACGAAACGGAAGGAAAGTAGATGATGAAGCTAACAAGCACAGACCTAAAGACTTGGCAGGTAGAGTATTCTGCTGCTTATTGGGTAGAGGCTACAAGCGAAGATGAGGCAATTGAGAAGGCTATGGACATACACGCTGACTTGCCTGACGGTAGTTGGGAAGCTATGATTGACCCCTATGATAGCAACAACTTCAATACCCTAGGAGAAAAGTAATGGAACACGAATGTACAAGGCTGGTAGACGTAGATACAGATTGCTGGATTTGCGGTAAGGACTTGGACTAATGTCAGTAGGTGTTACTATAATGGAGCCTATGATGATTGAATGTCCTAGGCACGAAGGCAACTTTGATTGCACACCTTTTTGTAATGTATGCGAAGGCGAGCAGGAGTATCAGTATACAGAGACTATTCCTTGTAGGGATTGTTCTACCCCAGTTGACCACGATATCTGGTTTGAAGAACTAGAGATGTGTGTTGATTGTTCAAATAAGTTCTATACCCACGAAGACGAGGAAGACTGATGGAACACGAATGCTATGGCTACATAGATCTGTTCAACATAAGCAACAATAAAAATATAAAATGCCATGAGTGCGGAAAAGAGCTGGGTACATAACCAGATCCCTCGAAAGAGGTCGGCCAGCTTTACATAACTATTTATATTAAGAATACGAAAAAAACCTTTAAGAAGGTACTTGACAAAATCACTGAAATATGGGACAATTGACTATCAACCCCAAGGAGACAAAATGCCCCTATATAAAATCCAAAGAGAATACACCAACTGGGAAGAAATTACAGTTGAAGCTGATTCAGAAGAGCATGCCCTAGAACTTGCAGATGAAGAAGAAACCTGGGAAATGGCATATGACGTCAACTCATACAATTACACTGGAGAAGTTTGGGTAGGTCTAGACTAATGGCTAAGCACATCCACTACTATTCATATGGAGCATGCATTCATTGTAATAAGGTTATCAATAAAGGCCTAGGCGTTGACATGTACAATGGGAAGAAGGTATAATGCCTATATACGTTGATAAGAGACCTAGGGTAAATGATACTACTTGGACCAGGATCTTCCATTATGATACCCTCCAAGTTTTAGAAGCAGATGGGTATTACGACTTCTATAAAATAATCACTGAAGGTGAACGCCCTAAGTACTTTTTTGGAGAGACCGCATGGAGCGATGTGCAGCGTGTCGCTATTGACAAAATAGGATTTCAAGGCTATAATGTATTTAGAAAGTAAATAACCCCAAAAGAAAGAAGACCCCTAATGCATGTATTGCAATGGATAGCTGTGCAAGCTGATAATAAAGATGAAGCATATCGTAGAGTAGAAGATACTCTTCAGACTATGCTAGGTGAATACGAATCAATAACGAACACGTGGTATGACTGGTTTGTTGTTGGTGGTGGACGTTGGAATACCCAAGAGGGCGATGACTACAAAGAGGCATATACTGAGGGTAAAACTAATCTAATACTATCTGCTAAAGAAGAGCCAGACCTGTTTGACGAACGTATTTTGTTGTCTATGGAAGAACGTAAAGCAGAGTTTGACCAGTATGCCAAGGATGTAGATAGCAGTGCTATTGATAAGATAATTACTGACTATAATCCTAGAGAGCATGACTTCCTTGCATTTCAGAAACTTTATCCTATCAAGAAGATAATTGATATGGCTTATGGAACTTGGGACTATAACTCATATTACTATGACATGGTTCATGATTCAACTACCCCAAAATATTTATTTGATTCTATTGACAAAGACCCAGAAAACTGGTATCTTGTTCCTGTAGACTTCCACTTTTAGAAAGGTAGAAAATGACACATACAGAATATCAAGGTTGGCAAGAATGGGAAACCAAGTTCAAGCCTATCCATAATCACTTTAGCAACGACCCTGACCAGAATATGTTTGAGACCTATGGCGAAGAAGTAGACTTTGTATGTACACAAGATAATAAATATGTTTGGACTTGGATACAGGGAGATATGTCTGACCTTATTGTGGCAGGGTATCACTATGTAAACAGACTTGGCTACTACATCACAGAGGTTCCTTGGGACGACGAGGACGACTACGCATTGCTATCAGTAGAGGTAGAGTGTGAGTGCTACCAAGAAGATGGCTATGAAGACGGAGAGTTTGGCGATGTCAATTGTCCAGAATGCGAAGGGTATGGGTTGGTGACTAAATATGTTGGAGACTAGAAACAAGAACATAGATAAGACTAAGTATATCTATGACCTAAACATCTTTCAGCGTGAGTTACTTAATGGAGATGGAGAGTATGAGCACATGGGCCCATGGTACATCCATATCTACGAATACGTTGACGGTAACATTGAAGAAGTAATGAGCCCCATCGAGTTAACAGATGAAGAAACTAATAGTCTTATCAATAATGATCCATATTTCCAGGACCACGACCCAGACCTGTGGTATGGACTAGATGGATTCATGTTTGAGAAGTGGGAGGTAATGTCAGATGGCCTGAAGAGGATATTTGAAAACCTACCAAAATATAAGGAGGAAACTTTATTTTGACTCTTGACAAAGTAATGCAAAACCTGTACAATAAAATAGCAACAACTATAACCAATAACAACAAACAGAAAGAAGAGAAAGAAATGGCAGTATTTCCAAAAGCAAAGAAGGCACAACCAAAGCGCTTAACCAAGGCAACCAAGAAGTTCCTAGCAGTGGGTCCAGTGATTCCATACCTAGAAACTTGGAACACACGCTACGGAACATCAGAGCGTATTGTATACCGTCAGAATGGTAAGTTCATTGACAGTGTATCTTTGGACGCCCTACGTAAGGGTACCAAAGTAGCATAACTAGGTTTGGTGGGTAGAGCTTGCTCCCTGCCAACG